GGCAGACGAGACAGGTACTGCTCTCCTGTCAAACCCTTCGTCGGCGAAGCACCCATAGCCTGCTCTGCGTTCCGTAGCGCGTTCTCAATCGGCGAAAAGTCCAGACTGTCTGTAGCCGTTTCAGCACCCGGTATTTCCCGCATCTTCTTGACAGCCGGGTTCACACCACCAGGAAGACCCGAGGTCCGAGGCTCACCGACCGTCTTCTCAAGAGGCGAAGTTACACCTGTCTCGACATCGAAGACTGTGGCCCGTGGACGAAGATCCGCCGGATAAATAATGCTGTCGAACATCGGCAGGACAACATCACCATCCTCACTCGTGATTTGTACAGGACGCTCGGACGGCGGCACATAGTCATTACTGTCAGGGTTCGCTTGTTGGCCCCAACGAAGTGCGCGGCCCTCACCACGCTCCCTAGAATTAAATTTTACAGGGACGCTTTCTACGCCAAGCTCCTTCAGCGCCAACATCCGGTGACGCCCCTCGTGACCCACAACCTTCGCCATGCCCTTGCCGTCGTGATCGAAAGACAGCGAGGGCATGCTCGAAAATGGTGTGCCCTCTTCAATCAGTCCACGGACCTCGGTTAAATCAAAATCGTAGCCCGGCTCCTTTTTCGCCAAGGACAAAAACTCGTCCGGCGACATGTAAATAATCGTCTCACGAGACAGGTGGTTGTGCGCGGAGCTAACTTCTTTCTTCACGTCAGCAGGATTAAAGAACCGCGCACCGTCAGCCTCAGTGGCCGGGATGGGTTGGTCGCCCGCATCTAGCTGGATGTCCGTTGCACCTCGGGTCTCGGACCCCGAACCGCGTTTCATGAACTTGCCGATCATCGGAGCAATGCCTCGGACGACCTTTTCTCCGACCACCGCGCCCGCCGCACCGAGCGGCGCGCCAATAGCAGCACTTACCGCACGATCTTCCGCGTCTTCACCAACTCCGGCACCGTACAACGCGCCTTCGGCTGCACCGATCTTGCCGATACCACGAACGCCAGCACGTAAAGCCAGCGCACCCAGCCCCAGGCCCGTGGGCAGGGCTGCTGCAATCTCACTGCCGTAGGCAGAAACAGGGTTGGTTTCACGAAATTTTTCTAGCTCTGCGCGGATCTTTGCGACTTCTTCGTCGTAGGTTCCTGCACCGAGGGCACGGATACCCGCCTCGATCTCATCGCCGAATCCGAAAGTTACCCCCTGACCGATGCTCCGGCCAAGACCAGTGAAATAATCGCCATAGGTTTCAGCCATTACGCCAGCCTCGTCGGCTTCCGCTTTTCAGGAAGCATGATTTTTGAGAACCTGTTGGGAACAAGCCGGATGCGGGGGCTAGTAGTAGTCCCTTTTTTTGGACGGGAGCCAGTCTTCAAGTTCTTCACCTTGTAAACTAATGAAACCACCCTGCCTAAATCGCATCAGGGCCATTGTCATGCTATCACAGAAGTCGTCATGGTCACCATTTGGAAACGAAGCTACTTCCTCGATTACCTCGTCCGCGAACTTCTGCGAGGCAGGATACCAAACTTTTCCTGATTCGAATATAGGAGAGGCCATATGCATACGTGTGGTCTTGTCCACACCTCCACCACCCTTCTTGCGGCCCGGCGAGAAGGTGATGACAGGGAGGTTCAGTAACCTCATCTCGTCAGCAAGGGGCTGACCAGTGGCTTTCGCCTCGATCAGCATCATGTCAGGTTCCCAGTAGTCGTTTTCTTCCTGTGCAATCTGCTTCAACTCAGGAAAGTTCCAACGGCCACGTTTCGCGTCTAGTAGAATCAGGTGCTGATCACCGTTGCCGTGCGGTTCAAACACACCCCACGTTGTGATCGCAGAGTAGTCAGCCGTCTCTTTCTTGCTGTACGCCGTGTCATAGGACTGAATTATGTAGTCTAGCTGCGGAATGTCCTCTTCTTCCCACGCATTCCACCATTCGCGCTTGATGACAGCGGTTTCCTCGGATACCGGATTCTGTTGCCACTGCGCGTTCCATTTGCCCAGCGACAGCGAAGCCTTGACCTTCAAAAGCTCGTCTTTTTTCCAAAATTCAGGCCAAAGCGGTTCCCCCGACGGCATAATCGCAGGAAATTCCACCACCTCCCACTGATCTGACATGATGTCTGCGGACTGTGCTTGCAGTAACCTGCCCGTCAAATCCTTCTTTGACCATCGTGTCTGCACGATAATAATCGAACCGCCAGGCTGCAAACGCTGACGCGGACCAGAAGTGTACCATTCATAGGTCTGATCATACGCTGTAGACGATAATGCGTCCTGCTCCGAGTGCGGATCGTCAATAATCAAAAGATCTGCACCACGACCGGTCATTGCAGCGCCCACCCCCGCTGCAAAATATTCCCCGCCAGCGCCTGTCTCCCACCGACCGGCGGCTTGGCTGTCCTGTTTAAGATCCGTGTTGGGAAAGATCTCCCGGTATACCGGGTCGGCGATCAGATCTCGGACCTTTCGCCCGAATCTTACAGCAAGTTCGGTATTCATTGTAGCCTGAATGATTTTCAGCTTGGGATTTCTGCCAAGGAACCACGAGGGCATAAGGTAAGAGGCAAACTCTGACTTCGAATGTCGCGGCGGCATGTTGACTATCAGACGCTTCAAGTCACCCGAAGCGATTCTTTCTAGCTTTTTGGCAATGATTTTGTGGTGCCGTCCAACGATGAATCCATCGTAAACGTGATCGACATATGACATGAAGTCAGACTGTGCCGCCTCGCGGGTATCGAGCTTCTTCAACTGCTCTTCGAGTAGCAGAAGCTCACGCAGATCCTGGTCGGGCATTGTGTGGAGGGCACCGGACATGGCCGAACGATAATATCTGGCAGTGAATTTATCAACCCAGCACGCGCACGCGCACCGGCACGCGCACCCGTTCCCAAAAGCGCCCCCCCCATCACGCGAATGCGCCCGGCATTGGCAAAGCGCCGCAGTAACCCGGCCCCCCCAGTTTAGAATGATTGCAATTTGCACATAGGCCCGAAGATCGAGGCGCGAAAAAAATGCTAGTTGCGAGACGTTCGCAAAGATAATGGCTTGACCGACTTCATCCCATGTGATCCTATGGGTTATCGGATAACCACGGAGGTTGACATGTCCAAACGCGAAGCACTCTTCACCGCCATGCGCGGCCGCATCTTCTCGGCCACGTTCACCAAAGCCGACGGATCGATCCGTCAGGCATGGGGCCAGTTGATCCAAGACGATCGGCTGGTCGATCACCCTGACACGGTCACGTTCATCGACTTCGGTCTCGGCAAGCCACGTCGCGCCAAGCTCGATCAGGCTTTCGAGTTTCGGTCAGGCAAGACCGTGTACAAAGGCTAGGCGCTTCGGCGCCTACCGTCCGGCAGTGTGCGCTGCCGCTGATGAGACCAAAAGGTCGAAACGGTAACCAGACATAACACGGAGGTTGATATGTCTATTTCAAAAGTGATCCTCGAGATCGAGGATGTCGTTAACGTCGAAGTCGAGCGTGAGCACGGACGGGTTGTTCTGTGGGTCTCGGATGAGCCTGCCGAAGCCAAGCCGAAGGCACGGGCCTATAACTTCGGCGACCAGACGCGCGAGCGCGCCATCGAGCTTCTCGAGAATGGCACGTTTACCATCGAGCAGATGGCTGTGTTCCTCGGGTTGAAGAAAGGCTCGGTGCACTCGTTACTGACGGAGCTTCGTCGTGATCATGAGGTCGCGGGCCAGCCAATCGGCGGGCGTCGTAAGACCTACTCGATTGCGAACTAACCGGTTACCTCCGGAGACTGGGCCAGCGCAAGCTGGCCCAGTTCTTTCCAACCCAAACACGGAGACGAAAAATGTCACAGGAAGACATGGTCGAACTGGCGAAGCAAGCCAAGTTCAAGATCGAGTTTATGGCTCTCATGCTGCTCGCGGATCGTAAGGACATGGCGGCATCCGCCTACGAGGAAGCACTAGCGCATCTCAGGGCAATCATCGGAGATGAATCATGAGCTTCGATGCATGGTATAAAGAGTGCGACGGGATAGTATCCCGTCGCCTCGGCGTCGGTGTCGAAGACCTGCCCGACGCGCCCTGGCGGGACTACTACGACGATGAGCTTACGCCGAGCGAAGCCATCGAGTGCGCCAAAGAAGATGCATGGTACGACTATCTGGTGCCCGGCATCCTGTAACCATCGGCCCCCAGCCTCGAGGCTGGGGGCTTCTCTTTTGTCTGCGGCTCCGGCGCCGCCTTCATAAGCCGCAGGGCGCAGGGCGCAAGGCACGCAGGATATTGTTTGATGAGATGGGATTTTATGTTATTGTTTTTATGTGGGCATCCCGCCCGCGCCGCGCGTTGCGCGTGGTTGATCGCGTTTTTTCAAAATTGAATAACGCTAGAAATACGCCGGGCGTAGTGCGCCCGGCGTCACGGAGGACAAGCATGTCTAAAACCTACGAAGAGTGGATTGATCACTACGCGAAATTCTATGGTGATCTCGACTATGATCTCGGTGACGTTCTTACTGAGATCGGCATGATCCGGGATAATCCCGGCATGGGACGCGACCGGCGCGACGCGGCGCTCTGCGTTCTCGATCACATAGAGACGAAGCTGCGGGACGCGACCGGCGCGCATGCCGAGCCGATGCGCGTCGCAGGACCGGCGGCGCTCTTCACCGAGGTCACCGAGGAAGATGAAGCAATCTGGCGCGATGAAGACCGCGTTTCAGATTCGCGGAATCGCTTCCAATAACCAACAAGCCAGGACGGGAAACCGTCCTGGCTTTTTTCGTGGCGGCACGTCGCGCCTGCCATAAGCCGCAGGGCGCAGGGCGCGCAGGCCGCAGGATTTTTTATTTGCTTACATGGGATTATCTGATATTATCTTAGGACATGGAAAAACACGGAGAAAAACCATGCTTTCAAACGTCTCAAAAATGCCGGGCAAGTCTATATCCCGGTCCGCATTCCGTTGCGGCGTCGGCAGTAAACTTGCCGAGGTGCCGGGTTCAGTTTGCTTTGATTGCTACGCGCGCAAAGGCATGTATCGCATGCCGAACGTAGTGAACAAGATGGAAGAACGCGAAGAGTTTTTTCACGCTATCGATTTCGTGCCGCGCATGGTCGCCATGCTGAACCGGACACGCGCGCCAGAATTCCGCTGGTTCGATTCCGGTGACGTCGAAGACGTCCGCATGGGGCTGAATATTCTGGACGTATGCGAGGCGACGCCGAACAAGCGCCATTGGATACCGTCGAAGGAATATCAAATATGGGCGAAGGTTCTAAAAATCCGCAACCTGCCCGATAATGTCACGTTGCGGATCTCGGCCCCGATGGTAGACGGACCGCCGCCGAAAGCCTGGCAAAACACTAGCACAGTGACCGCCGGCAATAACATCACCGGCCATGCATGCCCGGCGCCAGAACAAGATGGTAAATGTGGCCCGTGCCGCGCATGTTGGGACCGGTCGGTCGCCAATGTCACCTACCACAAGCACTAGAACGGTTCTCCGTGGGAAGGGGACAGCCTATAGGCTGTCCCCTTTTTCCGCTGACGCCGCGTCACTGCCCTCGGGCGCAGGGCGCAGGGCGCAGGGCCATCGATCATGGGCCACGGCGCGCAGGGCGCAGGGCGCAGAGCCGATATCACCATACCACAGGGCCGCAGGACGCAGGACCGAGAGCCGCGAACCGTGCAACTCGGCCGCTGAACCGCCGTCAAACAAAAATACAAGGCCGGTCGGCGGCTCGTGGACCAAGAAAAAACTTACACCGCCACAGCGCGAATGCCCCAAATGCCAAGCAATCTGGGATTTTGAGATGGTAAAGCGGTCATTCTTGGTAATTTTTAGTTCAGCCCATACCGGCACACCATCCATGCACAGATATACGTCCGGCATACCTTCACCGGCACGGTTCTCAATCCGCTGGCAGTGCGTCTTTTTCGGTAACTTCTGCCTCAATGAGTTCCATAGCTGGCGTTCTGTCCGAGGCATCTTCAACCCTCTTCATATTGTCAAAGGCATGCGGGTGCCGCTTGCGAAGGTCGTCGAGTCTGGCGACGATCTCTTCCCGCGACAGTTGATCAAGCTGGTGGATGTGCTGTTGCTCACGCCGGTCGATGGTCAGGCCACCGAGAGCGGATCGAATCTTCTCGGCATTGATGGCGGCAGAGAATTGACCAGACTCTTCTGCCCCGCGCGACAGTTCATCGAGTCGTTTCAGTTGTCCGATCAGCGTGACACCGTATTTCCGCTCTCGCTCTTCACGCAGTTCTTTTATCAGGTCAGTGACCAGCGGATAGGATTTGCCGTCGAGCAGTTTATAGGCATGTTGCTTGGCGGCGTCGGGCGAGTAGCCAGCCAACCGAGCGCACTCGGCATTACTGTACCGCCCCTCGACGTAGTACCTAGCAAACTCTCGTTGCCTGTTGGTCAGGCCAGCGGTCTTCTTTGGCAAGGTAAGCCCCCTATAGGTTTTTCTGTGGGTTTTTGTTTTTCAAAAGAGAAAAGTCGCGCGCGTCGGACTCGCAGTGGGACAAACGGGCCAAAGTGGGCCGAGAATTGTTCAACAAAAACAACGCTTGTCCCACTTGTCCCACTTGTCCCACCATTTCCCAAAAATTTTTTCCAAAAACTTTTTCGTACAGAAAAAGCTATAGGAGCCGACACACATTCATTTTTCTGTTTGCATAACATGGGATTGTGTGGGATAACTTATCTCATGAACTCGGACACCACATGGGATTCCCCACAATAAACCACCAAGGTCCGAGGTTCAAGCTACATGGAGGTAGTAATGAAGAAGCAGAACGAAGTGATTGCGAAGATAGAGTGGTATGCCGACAGATTCGGCGGCGAGGTAACGATCCAGCGTTACGAGTACATTCGCGAGGCGATTGTCGAGGTTCGGTTCGGTGATTGCAACATGACGGTCAACATCGGTTCGCGTGGTGCGATCAAATATTGTTCGTGGTTCTTGAAGGACGAGCAGGGTCGTTGGACTGTAAGCTATGACGATCAGAATCTAGCTGGCATTCAAAAAGCCCGGTCTATGCAGATGTTCTTGGATCTTGTCAGAATGATCGATGTCAAGGTCAGCGAAGCTGACCATTCAGAAAGGGAGGCGGCGTGATGCCGAGGTATTTTGCAAAACTCGATGTGGTCAGCAATGGGCAGGTCATATCTGTCAGTACCACCCACATGGTGGAGGGTATCAACAAGCTGAAGAAGGTGATCGTCCGCAACCGCGATTTCCTGCGGAACAAGTTGAACACCGAGATCGAGGACTTTTCCAATTTTGTCCGCGTCTATCGTGTGTCGCGTGACGGCGCCAACCGGATGCAGGCGAAGCCGCACGGCATCTATCTGATCGAGGAGTTTGAGGACATGGGCGAGAAGTGGGTCACTGTCCTGCGGACGAAGCGTAATTTCATTGAGCCGGGAGGGCTGTCATGAACAACGAAGACGATTACCCAGCGTGGTATCCAGACGACAGTCACGAAGGCTTTCAACAATGGGATGAGGCAGGAAGTGAAGAGGAGGAGACGTGTGATGAATAAGGTTGAGTTTTCGGCGGACACTGGTGCGCCACGGATCATCATCCAATCGAACCCGTCGTGGGAACAGTGGGTGGATATCTGCGAGGCCGTGTGGGTCACGGCCTTGGAGGGTGGGTGCAACTACTGGATGGACGATTTGAAATACGACCATGATCGTCCGTGGGTTCCGTGGAAGCACAGTCAGATGAAGACCAGTGCGGAGTGGCGGCGAGAGGTGCCCAAGCTGGACATCAAGAACGGCAACCATTGCATCCGCAACTTCCCGATCAAGGTCTACCACAATGCCGATGACTGGGAGTCCGGCGAGTCCGAGATCACCGAGGGCATGTCATTCGAAGTGATCACGGTGGGCATCAACAATCTGCCGCCCGAGGTCAAGCTGTCGATCATGAATCCATACACCTGTGACATCGACGCCGAGATTGCGGACCAGATCGTGCAGACAGGTTTGTTCGGGAGTGCGGTCTATGGCTAAACATGGAAGCCCCGAGGACCGTGGTTCGGCGGACAGGTACTATGGTCGTCCATACAATCCGCATTGGCACTGGTACAGCGATCATGGCTGTCAGGTGGTGGAGTCCGAGCACATGAGTGTCGAGGAGATCGGCGAGTACAACAAGGGCTATCACGGTGAGACAGGCGAGAAGGTCTGGTCCGAGCCGGAGCCACAGATGGAGGATTGAATGAGGAAGAAGAGAATTCACATCAACCAGCATGTCATCCGTGCCAACAAGAAGAATGGCGAACATAACCCGCCCATCACCGTGAAGTGTGGCCGTGAGAACCACTACACATATGCGGCAGAAATTGATGGTCTGTCCCTTGTTGTGTACTCGCCAGACAAGCCGCTGTCGTGCGGAGCAAAAGTCTGGATCGAAACCACCGCGCCGGTGTGGATTCATACTGGCGAAACTATCAACTAAGTGGAGGACTATTGAAATGCAGCCGAAGATTATCGAAGCCGAGTATCGTGTCACGACGACACAGTTCTGGGAGATCAAGGAGATCGAGGACTGGCCTGCTGACGAGGAGGGTGAGCCGCGCGATCTGCGACACGCCCATGATTTCTACATCAAGTGGGGGCTGTTGCATGTGCAGTGGGACAAGGACGAGCCACATGTCGAGTATGACCCGACTGCCGAGGAGCATGGTGAGGGTGACGACCACAAGTGGCCGGACGCCGAGTACATCGATGGCGAGAGGGTGGAGTGATGAGGTACGAGGTAACGATTGTGGCGACCAACACGGTGTTGATCGACGCGGACAACGAGGATGACGCAACGCAACAGGCACTGGCGTTGGGTGTGTTCGAAACTCTGGACGGTGCCGACTATGATGTGACCAAGGTGATCCCCGATCCGTTCAACGAGGCGGGTGATTGCGGACGCCATTACCGGCGGCGGCGCTGAAAAAGGAGATGGAAGATGGGTAAGGTAAGTGATTGGCTGATTGGCATGGAAGAGGATGCCGCGTGGATGTCCCGAGATTCGTGGGCCGCGAAGCACGGTGCGTCGAATCTGCGAGTCTACGACGAGGTGCAGGAGGACATGACAGGTCAGCGTTCTCCGACTCCTGAGATGTTGCAGGAGCAGATCAACAAGCTGGAGGAGATATTCGGTGGGAAAGGTTGACCCCAGGATCATGCATGTAGCCGACGAGGTTCGTCGGCTCATGCGAATCTTCAGCGACCTCTGCTTTGACGAGGCACCGCAGGACGAGATCGATGCGGCTTGGCGGCGGTATATGTACGTCAAGCGGCTACACAGAAAGGGAGTCGAGTATGTCCCACGTTTCTGACAAGGACGACGAAGGCGACGAGTATTTGGTTTGCGATTGGTGTGGTCACGAGTGCCAAGATTTCACATCATTTTTTGGAGACATTCGTTGCGACGAGTGTGCGTATGAAGACGAAACCTACAGAAG